TTAATTGTCTGTTGGTATACAGACCAGCTTACGCCTTCTTCTGTTAGTGCCGCAATAACATCAGCCTTGTTCTTTAAACCACTTGTATCGACTGCGAAATCTTCTGCAATCTTTTTTAGTTCTGCAACTTTTAGTGTGTCAAATGACATACATTTCTCCTTTTTCTAGGTCATTTAATTATAGCATTAGTAAATTAAAATGAAAAGCCCCCAAAATTAATTGGGGGCCTTTCTTTTGCGGGTTCGCAATAATTAAATTATGATGCGACCTTAACGTTCTTTACGACTACCCAAGCGTCAGCTTGTTCAATCTGGACGCCAACACGAGTATACATTGTATATTCGATTGAGTCCTTACGTGGCCAGAAGAAGCGATAAACAGTTACGTCACGCTTAACACCAATAACTACGTTATTTGGGAATGTCAAGTGGATGTCACCATGTGAACCTGAAGGTCCTGAGTAATCACCTGTCTGTGTCTCTGGAAGAAGTGGAACTTCAACGATTGGAATACCAAATGCGTATGGAGCTACATATCCTGCAGGGCCACCTAGTGGCTGAACATCTCCACGGATGATGCTTGAAGCAATATCCTGTGGGATTGTTTGGTTTGTTCCGATGCTGTTAGCATATAGGAAGTCTTGGATCAAGTTTGATCCAACCAAGAAACGTAGATCTGTTCTACGTTGCTTATACTTACGTGGAAGAGCCTTTAGTGCTGAGTTAAATAGTGCTCGTGAAACTACTGCTCCACCTGCATCTACAACGTGTCCGTTAGCCTTAGCCAACTTAACTGCGCCATCGAATGACTTATAAAGTGCATCTGATGTAAGAGCTGTATTTCCGTTAAGAAGAACATCTTCAATGTCATTACCTGCTTGTGTTGCCATCATGCGAGCAATGTGATCTTCTAGATCTGGACCTTCAATGTTGTCTTCTAGAGACTCTGTTGAAAGCTCCCAGTCTAAGCGAAGCTTCTTTGTTGTAAGAGAGATCTTTGAGAATGTTACGGCACTGTTAGATGCTGTATCGTCTGCCTCAGTAGCGAGCTTCATAAGCTTCTCGCCAACTCCGACGCGATCAATCTCGGTTGTGTCTGACTTCATGCGGACTGTGCGAGCTACCTTACCGATAACTGTTGAGTCAAACATGTAGTCTAGGAATCGTGCAGATTGCTCTGGATTTAGTAGGCCACCCTTTGTGGTAGCACCAACGTGAATCCCTGTTCCTGAAAGGGAACCTGAGAAATCACCAGTATCGACTGTTCCAGCAGCGATTGTTTTTTCTAGTATTTCGTTACTCATATTTTTTTACCTACCTTAGTTTGAGAAAATTTCATTTACGGAACCGAGGAAAGAACCGTTCCATTTTGATTTTTTGATTGTTACTTCCTGAGACCCGCCAAGGTCTGAGGACTTCTTAATTGCAGTATCACCTTCGACTGCATCGACACGCTTTTCAACGCCATCAATTGTGTTCTTTATGTTTTCAACTGCTTTTGATAGTGCAGCGTGTTGTTCTGCCAACTCTGAAATTCGAGTATCAACGCTCTTGCTGAAAGTTTCAACTGTTTCTGTAACAGCCTTAACCTGTGCAGCATTTGCATCAGTAGCCTTTGTTAGAGTTTCTGAGAAAAAGCCCTTTAGATCGCCAAGCATCTTTGCAAAATCAGGTTCATCAACCATAACTTCTGATACGTCGGCTGCTTTTTCCAGAGTTTCGGCAGAAGCGTCCGCTACTGCATCTTCTGCAGGAGCCGCTGTCTCTTCAACAGCTGGTGTTTCTTCAACAACAGGAGTTTCTTCAACAACTGTGTTTTCTGTGTTTTCTGACACTTCATTACCTCCTTCTGCGTTTGCCTGTTTTGCAATTGTTTGTGTTTCAGGCAACGACAATCTTGATCTCTTATATGAATCAAGAATTTTATCTATCTCTTGTGACTTGTTAACGTCTGCCGACTCAACCCATCCGATTAGTGTTGCTGGCTTACCAGTAACTGGAGAGTTATAAGCTGAATCTGTTGAGATAAAAACTGATTCGCTATCTTCGCAATAAAAAATATTTTCTGCAATTGTTTCTGCTGCAATGCCTTTAAACATTAGCTGACCATTCATCTTTGAAATAGAAAGGATATTGCATAATTCATTTGCTGGTGAATCTACAATTGATAGCTCTAGCAATGCATAGTCTTTAATAAATCTTGTAGACTTACCTGTTGCTTTGTTAACTTCATTGTCTGATTCAACAATCTTTCCGCCAATTGAGAAACCTGCAAGTGTTCCATCTAGAACTTTCTCCCAAGTATCTTGTGCGCCTTTTGAGATGTATGCATCTACATAAACGCCATTATAAAATTCTTTTGTTGCTGGATCATAGTATGTCTCTGGCTTAAATGAAATCATTTTGCCTACTGCTGTAGGTCCATGCATTTCACGAATGTTTCCACGGAAGTTTTCAAAAGCCTTAAGGCTTGCTTCCATTGTTACAACGTCGCCTGTTTGATCTAAGTTATCAAGTGTTGCGAAACCTGATACTGTGCGCTTTTCACGATTTACTTTTGTGAACGGAACAGACAAAACGAGGTTGTCGCCGTTTGAAGACCATAAAGATTTCTCAATTTTCATATGTTTAATTTTATCGACTTGTATATAAAAAGGCAAATAATGGTTGAGTAGGGTTACTCAACTTGTCTGCCATCGCCTTGAGCATTACGGCCTTCACCAGAACCATCTGGCGAATTACTTTGTCTATTTTGATCTCTTAATCTATTACCATTTGCCTGAGTCCTAATTTCTGACTGTTGCTGTGGCTTTAATTCAACCACATTATCTCCGCCATCAATTGGAACCATGCCCTTTCGAATACGAACTTCGTTAGGAGTAATGACCTGCATTCTTAAATAGCGCTCATCAATCTTAGACTGAGTATCCTCATCTGTAAGAGTCAATTCATTGAATTTAAGGGTTAGGGCATCAGTCATCTCAGAGATCATTTTATTCAATTTCTTCTCAAGAATATCCTGAGCTGGACGACAAACTTGCTCTCTAAATGTCTTATCTGCATCACGGGCTGCCGCTAAATTAATTCCTTCTGGCGTTCCAATTTTATTAATTGGGACACGGTGAGAAAGAAGAATTTCATCACGATTAGATCTACGATATGTATTAAATGATGAATCCTGGACTCCAGCCTCAACTGGCTCCATTTTAAATTCAACTTTATTATCTGGGGTATCAGCAGGAAGTGGAACATACAGGGATCTATGGTTTTTGCCCTTTAGCCCAACCTGGAAAAATTCAAGCAACTTACGTTCTGATTCAGGTGATAATTTAGCACCCTTAACTGTAATAATATATCTTGGGACCGCCTTATTTTCAAAGTAGTCTAGGTTATATTTTCCAGCAAATTCATTACCAGCCATTGCGTTTTGTGCCGCAACAATATCTGGAATTCCATAATAGTTATTCATTGGAGTATACTTCTTAAAATGAATAATTTCGTTTGGACGATCTTCTCCGCCTGAAATAGGGTTAGGAGTTTCTTGATCTCCAAAGTTACGGAAGAAGACAGCCTTACCGTAAAGCAATTGAATAAAGCCATCACGCAATCTACGAACTCTCATTGTCTTTGCTGGGATATGCCCAATATAACCAATCTTACCAGCAGATGTTCTGCCAACTTCAAGGTATCCATTTCCAGTTGCCTCTACATCAGTGTAGAATTTAATCAATGTTTCTTTAAATGTTTCTTCTTCGTTACAATCTTCAAGCCAGTCATGTAAATCTTGGCGCAATCTATTTAGCTTTTTACGTGCTCTTTCTAATTGAGCGTCGCTATTAATAGCATCGATTGCCTCATTTGTTTTACGTGTTTCAACAAAGTCAAATCCTAAACCTACAATGTTTGAAACTTTAGCATTAATGGCTGCATAGTTATATGGGGAGATTTCATAAATACGTGAAAGGTATTCTAAATTATATGTTGGCTGAACAAGGTCAAACATGGCATAGCCAGTAATGGCTTGCTGCAATAAATTCTGTTGTGTCTGTGCGCCGTCAATACCTACAAAACGCTTTTGAAGTTCTCTTGATACTTTACGGCGGAAAGAAGTTCCCATTCCATAAATCTTAAGGATGTCATCATTTTCTACATTAAACTCATCTACTGATTTAGTTACAGGAACATTTGGAATCCAAAGGTCTGATGAATTACTTACTCTAATATCTGATTCTACGTCGTGATCTTCTACATGTTCCATTATGGTCTCCCGCTTAATTTCTTCATTTCATCTTTGTATGCGCCGATATCTAGCGGATCTGGTGTGAGTCCCCATTTTAATCTCTGTTGCTGGTATTCAAATTCTTCGTCATCAATTTTTCTACGACCTGATAAAAATTTTGGTTGGCCATCTGTTACACCATAGCCTCTTACGGCATCTGCTAGTAAATCAATTCTGCCTTTATTGTTTTTCTTTGATGTAATAGATAAAAAGTTGCCATCGTCATCGCCTACCCAGCGACCATCTGGCATCTCCCAGACATAAATTCCAAGGGTAGATTCTTCGTCGTTGACCTGATAATTAGTTCTCTTGATATCCATAGAACTTTATTTTACCACTCCCAATAGCCTAAGTCCAGCTTTTTGTCACAAAGATTGACAAAATTATATATTTTTAATGACAGTCCAGTCATTATCATATATGGAAACGCCATCTTCTGTCACTGAGAATGACGAATCATCTGAAACTAACGATGCTTTTTCAATATATAGGTTATAGTGATCTAAGGCATTTGCTGAGTCAAACTGCCCAGGATAAATAGATATGTTTTGATATAAGGCTGAAGGGCTTCCAGATGAGGTATAGTTGAAAGTAATATCTCCACTAATTTCAGATGTGTAGACTATTACAACATGATGTAATTCTCCTACCTCAAATAGACCAGATACGTTAGTCTGAGATGTCTTGCTTACCCCGTTTACATATATTGCTGAAATGTTTGTTTTGCTAATTACCCCGCTTGAGTTCCAAGAAAACTCTGATGCTGCTCCAGCTCCAGAAGCGCTTGAGGCTAATCTGCCCACAGTTAAAGCGACGGGAGTATAGAAAAACTCTAGAGTTTTAATTAAACTATTAGTGTTTACTTTAAATCCCGAATTAGTAGCAACTCTAAGACCATTTCTATGATCTCTAGATAAGATAGGGTAATTATTGTTACTCATAGAAATATCATATACTGAGACACCTGAAGTTCCTTCGAGTGTGGACATATAGCTACCAGAGGTAGATGAATAAAATCTAAGGTCATTGTAAAATGTTAATAATAAATTAGATAGTTTTGGAAGATACTTGCTAGCATCAGATGAAGTAAATGTTATCCTTAAATAAAGATTTCTATCTGTGCTAAAACTAGATATACTATACCCTGGAATTACTCCGCCATTTGTGCAAGTTGTATAGGTTGTGCCATCTAGACTAGTTTGTATAGATACCCCGTTATCGCCGTCCCACTCTATCTTAGACGAGTCTAGAGTGAATCCTAGGGGTATTGTGAGGAAGTCATCAAGAACTACCGTCTTAGAGCCTGTGGAGACCGCCAACTCAATTGAGTCATCGTTCTTATTATAATAAAGATCATCAGATAAAAAGTATGACCAAGGCTTGTTTGCTGGATAAGCGTATGAATATTGCTTGCTCAATGTATTATCATAAAACTCAAATAGTTCGCCTTGCTCTGGATATGAAATTTGAATTGCTGGAAGAGGCTGGATTTCATTGTAGTGGCTTTTAATCTTTTCAGGACTTAAAGAATATCTATAAACAGCTGGAGCATCAATTAAAAATGAATCTGATGAGTTTAAGGTTGGCCCAATATTTAGCTGAAATGTTGAGTTTGTAAATCTAAATAAAGATAAATCTTTTGAAACAACCAATTCTCCATCTACATATAAATACATTGCTGATACTGAATATACAGCTACGAGATGTAGAGACTTTCTTGTATATGGGACAGTATAGTCAATTCTTTCTGTATTTAATTTAAATACGATATTTCCCTTATCCCAAAAGATTCCGATACCCTGTGTTGAATCCGCCAATAATGGAGTTAGATTGTTTGTTGAGAATCTAGGATGAATCCATGCTTCTAGTG